GTAGCATGGTATGATAATGGTGTTAGAGTTGTGGACTATCAAATTAAGTAAAATTAATTACACTTGGCCACAAGTAGCTATTATATGGTAAAACATGATTTTTATATTGAATATTGACTTGAGGATCAAATGATTCATTAGTTAAAAACGTAGGAAAAACATTATCTGGAATTTTTACAAATTTTAATTCATTATTTCTAAATGCACCTTTACCAATAGTTTTAACAGAATTAAGAATTTTTAAACTTGTTAATTCATTCCAAGCAAAAGCAAAATGATCAATAATTGTAACAGAATCTGGAATTATTACGCTTTTTAGTTTATTTTTAAAAAAAGGCACCTTTACCAATAGTTGTTACAGATTTTCCAATAGTTAGACTTGTTAATTCATTATTCTTAAAAGCAGCTTGATCAATAGTTGTAACAGAATCTGGAATAATTACATTTTTTAAATCATTTTTAGAAAAGGCACCTTTACCTATAATTGTTACAGAATCAGGAATTGTTACTTTTTTTAAAGGATAAAATAATTTATCTCTATGAAAAGCACGTTTATCAATAGTTTTAATATCAGTAAAAGTATCAAATAATTTATAATCATCAACATTTCCTTGTCTTATAGATTCATACCATGCTTTTTTAGGATCTGATATATCGTATTTATCTGATAAATACTTTAATAAACACTAAGTATAAAATTCATAACATTTATTTTTTGATTCTACGTCAGTAATTAAATTACACATTTTAGCTTTAACAAATTCACTTTGTTCCACATTAAAATTTTCAAAATCTTTATATTTGATTAATTGATTCCATACTTTTGAGGTTATATTGTTAATATTTGTTTTATTCACAAATAAGTATTTAATTATATCATTACAATCATTAAAACTATTAATAAAAGTTAAAATATCTTCAGGTAATTTTTCATTACCTCCTAATTGTTTTAATCTAAAATATTTATATTTATATTTTAAATATTTTTTCTTTAAATCCATTATATATATATATATCTTTAGATAAAATCTATTTTTATATAATGAGTTCTGACACAATAAATGAAGAATGGAAAAAAATATTAACAGAAATTGATTCAGATTATGGTCATCATAATCCTTACAAATTTTTGGAAGAAATTAATGATATTTTATTTAAAAATTATGAAAATGAAAAAGATTTTAGTAAAAAACATAAATTTATTAGAAATGTATGGTATACGGATACATTAAAAGATTATATATATTTTTTAGAAAAAGAATTATCTGTGGCAATTAAAAAATTAAAACAAAATGAAGAAGGTTTTGATAACAGAAATAAATTATTAAAAAAAAAAGATATAGATTTGTAGACTATAATTTATGGTTAATATTGTGTTTTTTTAAAATAATTTAATATATATATAAAATATTTATGTTAATAATTTTAGATTTTGGAGCAAATGATGGTTGTTCTATTAGGAAATTTAAAAAAATAATTGAATATAAAAAAATATCTGATTATAAAATTTATTCATTTGAACCAAATCCTTTTTTTAAAAATCAATTAAAAAAGATAGAAAAGGATGATAAAAATATTTTCATAATTCAAAAAATAGTAGGAATTAATGAAAATATTCAAAAATTATATTTGTCTCAAGATTGTGATGGTGGATCAACTATATATTCAGATAAAATAACAAATAATATAGATGATAGATTTTATGTAGAAGTAGAAAGTGTTAATATTGTAGATTTTATAAAAAAATTACCATATTTTGATAGGTTATGGATTAAAATGGATATAGAAGGTGGAGAGTATAATATAATACCAATTATGGTTAAAAATAATTGTTTTAATAAAGTAGAAAAGTTATTTATAGAATGGCATTATAATAAAATAAGTTCTATAACTGAAGAAGATCATAATAAAGTATTCGAGTTAGTTAAACATTTAAATATAGTAAAATGGGATGCATTTGAATATAGAGATGATAATTATTTAGATTATCAAAAATATTTAACAGATATTAAAATAAATAGATTAAAAGAAATAACAAATAAAAAATTTGTTTGTGATAGTTGTTTTAAATGTTTTGATAAATATAATTCTTACAAGAAACATATTTATTTAATTCATCCAAAAAATTTTCAAAAAAAATATAGATGTATGGTTTGTTTTAAATCATTTGATAAATATTTTTCTTTACAAGAACATCAAAGAACAATGCATACTAAAAAATTAATAAAAAAGAAATTTCAATGTACTGAATGTGATAATTCATTTGATAAATATTTTTCACTTCAAGAGCATCAAAAATTATACCATTCAAAAAGTGAAATAATAAAGAAAAAATTTCAATGTACACATTGTGATAGATCATTTGATAAATATTTTTCACTTCAAGAACATCAAAGATTATATCATAAAGATAAAGATGTAAAAAAGAAATTTCCATGTAAAGAATGTAACAAATCTTTCAGTAAATATTTTTATCTTCAAGAGCACCAAAAATTATATCATAGTTAATTTAATAAATTTCTTAATGTAAATGTTGTATACGCAAGTATTACAGATGTAGAATATTTTACACCATCTATATAAAAATAATTTTGTCCTGATCCTGGTTTTTTAGTACTATATTTTCTCCAATAAATTCTTCCACATTCTGATTTAACTAAAAATCTAGTATAAATTCGATTATTTTCGTTTGTATATTTTCCAGCCCATATAGTTGAAAAATGTATATTAAATTCATTTAATATTTCTGATAATTTATTAAATGTAGATGTATGATTTTCAAAATCATAATTATTTACTTCTCCATAAAAAGAACTAATATCACAATCATAACATGGATTAATTACTTTGACTTTATTAGTTAATTTGATATATTTTTCTATATCCATTGTTATTAGATTAATTTAAATCTTTAAATTAATAAAAATCAATTTTATATTATGAATTACCTTCACAATCTAATACAATTATATAATCTGTTTTTTTATAATCAATTAAATTAATTCCAGACAGAGCAATACAACTAGAGTTACCTAAGTTGGTCTTTTTTTTAATTTTTAATACATCGCTTACTTTGACAGTTAAACATTTGGTTATTATATTTTTTGCTATATTTAATGCAAATTCTTCTGGTTTATCAACTGCTATTCCATCTGATACAATTATATTATTATTTTTATTGTATTGAATTTTATCTGAATTAATACTTCTTATAAATGCATCATATTGTTTTGGTTGTACTATATAAAATTTAATATTTTTTAAATAATTTAAACATAATGCAATACCTACAGGACCACCTGCACCTACAGTTGTAATAAATGCTATTGATTTATTTTTTTCTATTTGTTGATTAATTTGAAAAGCTAATGCTCCATAACCTAATAAAATATTTTTACCTCCATGTTCAACATAAACTCCATCATTTTTTTTTAAAAATTCTAGTCTTGCATTTAATGATTCTTCGTAATTTTCAAAATCTTTTCTAATAAATGATTTTTTATTTTTAAATTTGTTTAATTCTATATTCATTTTATCTAATTTATTTTTTTGTATTAATTTATTTGTAAAAATACCAGCAATAATGTTATCAAATAAATATTTATAATTTGGATATTTTTTTGTGTAAATTTCAATCATCATATTAATTGCTTTCAATGTTGCTATTCCATGATTACCTGTGGATTGTGTAACTACAAAAAAAGGAGATTTTTTATGAATTAATAATTCATCAAATATGATTATTATACTATGTAAAACACCAGACCATTTAAATGAACCACTGATTTGATTAGATTCTTTTTTCAAATATATATTGTCTTTATAATGTTGCAATTTGGTATTTTTTATATATGGTTTAATTTTTTCATATGCTAATTTAAAATCTTTTAATTTTATGTTATACATTATTGTATAATTAATTTAAATGATATTTTAAATGATTTAGTAAAAATACAAATTATTTTTTATATTTATTATTAATGAATATTTTAGTAAATATAAAAAAATCAGATTCTGAATTATCACTTTCATCATTGGATAGTTATCAATCAGTATCTGAATCAGAAATTGAATGTTGTATATGTAATGAAATTGTAAATAATAATGATTCTTATATGCCTGATTGTAAACATAGTTGGTGTAAAGAATGTAATGATAGTTTAAATAAAAATTTAATAAATAATTGTCCTATTTGTAAAAATAAATTTAAGAGTAAACTAAAAAATGGGAGATGGAAATTAACAAGTAATTATTACGGAATGAATTATTGGGAATGGGAAAAAGGTGAGGAAGATACTAAAAAATTATTAAGAATAAGAAAAATTCAAACTATATTTAAAAATTTTTATACACCAATAAATTATAATTTTTCGCTAAGTGGTATATCTATTTAAAAAAAATCATAAAAATATATAAATTAGTTTAATGAATATAATTATGGTAATTGTTCATCACAATCATTGTTTATTATTTCCCAACTTTCATTAATTTTTTCCTTTAATCTTATTACTTCTTCACTATTTTCATCAAATGTATTAGATTTAATGATATGTATTAATAATAAACATTTAGCTGTAAATTCAAAATGTTCTTCCAAAGGTTTTAGTTCATCTTTATAGAATAAAATAGATTTAATCATCAAATAGTAATTAAATTTATTAATATTAAATGATTTTAACATAGCATTAATAAAATCATGTTGTGTTAAAATTCTAATTTATTTATTGATATTTCAAATTTCTTCAAATCGAATGTATAAATTGACATTATGATTTTTTTTTTATAGTTTAAATTTTATTTTTCAATTTTATAAATTTATATTATTTTCTGCTACGGAAATGAATATATCATTTATATTAGAATCATTTGATTCTTTTTTTTTTTCTGGTTTATCTTTTTTGTAATCAATGTCCATTGTATTATATGTTTTAGGTTCTTTCATATAAGCACTATTTGCTCTTTCATTTTTAATTGATAAACTAGCTACAGTCCATGAATTATATAATTTAATAAAAACTAACATAAAAAAACTAAGGAATGTTGTAATACTATTAATACCTGCGTATGACTGATAAATAGTTACACCTGATATAACAAAATTTATAAGCATAAAAAAAATAGAAGTATAAATACTATAAATGTAATTAGTATTTAATTTCTTCATTTTTATTTTAAAATCTGGATAATTTTCTATTTCTTCATCTAAATTATTTGTACTTTTTTCATCATCTATATCTAAGTGTTGAATACACCAATTTTCTCTATTAATTTCAATAAAATATAAAATTAAAATAGAAGAAAAAGTAACAAAATTAAAAATATTCCCAACATAATTAATTAAATTACCATTAAAAAAATTTTGTCGAATTGTACAAATTTTACCTTCACATTTTTGAGGAACGAAAATAACCAAAAAAGTACCCATAAGAATTTTATAAAATTCTAAAAACATAACAAGAACTGTAATTAATCTTTGTTTAGTATCGGGATTAAGTTTCATTAATTTAGAATTTAATTTTTTTAAATATTTTTAACAAATATATTAAATAATTTTTTATTTATTTAAAAAAGAGTAATTAAAAATATTAATGAGAATTTTAAAATCATTAATATTTTTTTTTAATATAGCTTATTCTTATTCTTTTAATTATTTAAATAATGATCAAGTTGATTATAATGTAGTGCAAATGAATATAGATCATCCATGGGATCAAGGTAAACCTACAAGTGGTTATCATTTAGGATTTCCTAGAGGTGGTATAGGTTGTATTACTTCAACTGAAGAAGATGATAGTGTTTATTTAATATCGAGTCAAGCTTTATTATCTAGATGGAACGAGTATTATAGATGTAGAGAACAATATAGAACAGTATCTATTTTTAAAAGAAATTTAACAATATCAAAAAATATAAAAGAATTAATTATAGGTGAAGAATATACTGGATCGGATAATTATCAATGTTATTATTGGAATGATTATGATGAAACTAAATTTGGTCATTTAAATGGTGTGGATAGATACATTAAAGAAAGAGAAGTTTGTACAAGCAAAGGGCATTTTTGGAGAGATAATATGAGTCCATCACCAAATGATTGTTATTGTGGATGTTGTCAAAAAATAAAAAGACCTGTAGGAGGTAAAGGTAGTGATAATGTAGTTACATGTGGTATTGATAAAAAAACAAATATATTATATTATATTGGTGCAAATTATCACAAATGTGGAGATAATTATAACACTCAACCTTCGATTGTTAGAATAAATTTAACATCTTTTGAGTTTATTGATAGAACTTTATTAAGTGAAATAACAGATGAAAATAATCTAACAAAATGGCAAGATAATTCAATAGAGAAAAAAAGTCAATACTTTAATTTTCCAGGAACAAGTCAAATTTATGATGGTAAAGTATTTTTATCATTTAGAATTCCTAATAATGGAATTTGGGTTATAAATATTAGAGAAGATGTAACTAAAATATATACTGCATATCAAATATTAGAACCTTATGAACATGTTGAACTAAATGGTACACAAGAGGTAAGATCAGTTAGATATAATCCTATTGCATCTGTAGGAATATCTTATTTTAATAAAAAAGAAAAATTAATTTATTTTGTATCAGAAAATTTTTTAGATAATGCAAAAATTGTAATATTAAATTTGTCAGATACTTCTATTTTAAATAATACAAGAATAGTAGAATTAAGTGGTATAAACAATGTTAAAGTAATTAAAATGGATACTATAAAAAATAATATTTATTTGTTAACAGGTCAAGTTTCTAGTAATTTATATAAAATGGACAATTTATTTAATATAATACCCTTATCAGAAAGTTGTAATATTAATTCTTTAGAATTTCCTATTGATTGGAAAAATGCAGAAAGTATGGAAATAGATGATATCACAGGTTTTATTTATATATTTTTTATAAAAAAACCATATAATGGATTTGTTACTGTAAGAATAAGTGATTTTAAATTAAATAATACATTTAATAAATTTATTTTTTATAACAAAAATAATGAATTATGGGAACCAGAGTATTTAAATGTATCACATATAAATAGAAAGAGTGGTAAAATATTTATATCTAATTTTCCAAATGAGAATAATTTATTTATGTCTGTTAGTGAAATAAATATGTTTGGATGTTCTATGGGTAGAAAAAGTAATCAAAATAATTGTGATTTATGTGTACCTGGTTTATTTTCAAATTTAATAGGTTCTAATATTTGTAATTTATGTAATTATGGATTTTCCTCTTCAAATTACGAATCAAATAAATGTAAATTATGTGAAAAAGGAAAATATTCTAATATTTTAGGATCATCTAGTTGTATTGAATGTAGTCCTGGTAATTATTCAGAATATAGTGGTTCTAAAAATTGTAAAAAATGTGTTTCGGGTAAATATAATATAAATACTGGATCTAGAAGTCCAACAGATTGTTTAGATTGTCAAATAGGTAAATATTCTTTACAAGGTTCAGAAACATGTAGTATATGTGAATTAGGAAAAGTTACTATTGAAATGAAAAAGTGTGTTGATTGTTCTAAAGGTAGATATAGCAATAATTTAGGCATAATTAATTTTGATCAATGTATTAAATGCCCGAAAGGAAAATATAATAATATTAGTGGATCTAATTCATTAAATGATTGTTTAAATTGCCCTATAGGTAAATATAATTTAAGATTTGGAAATAATAATATTAATTTATGTATTAATTGCGAAGCTGGTAGATATAGAACTGAAAATATGAATCCAGGTGAAGATTGTCAAATATGTCAAAATGGTAAGTTTTCAAAAGAAGGTTCATCTAAATGTAATTTATGTCCAAAAGGTAAATATAATCAGGGACTAGAAAGTATTAATCATATAAATTGTTTAGATTGTGATAAGGGTAGATACAATGAATTAGAAGGAGCTGATTCAATAATTAAATGTTTAAATTGTCCCTTAGGAAAATATAGTATGATATTAGGCTCTAATAATAGTAAAAATTGTATAAATTGTGCA